CCTGAAGGTGGTGAAGAAATGGGAAAAGACGATGAAGGATCTTCTTTAAAGAGCGTTCAAAAATTGACAGGTAAATTAGCCCAAAAAATAAGAACATTAGATGATGAAGAAATATCCTCAAAAGATATTAAATATGTTATAAATTCTATCTTATCTGCAGTTGACTTGGAAAAGTTGGAAGATGAGGACAAAGACGAAATCTTATCAAGATTTGATGAGGATGAAATGGGTGGTGAAGAAGGGTCTCCCGAAGCTCCTGATATGGGACCTGAAGGTGATGAAGAAATGCCTGATGAACCCGAAGGAATGGAAGAACCACTTGAAGGCGAATTTGGTGAAGGTATGGATAACTTTAATAAAAAGGTGTCATCAGCGTTTGCTGGAAATCTTAAATTTGAAGACGACTCAAGTGAAGAAGAAAGTTTTTATAGTAATATTTTTGATGGAGTATTTTCAGAATCAAAGGTTGAAAAAGTATTATCAAAATATTTCAACTTATCTGAGATGGAGAAAAAACAACTTCAGAAAAAGAAAATTCAAGAATCACATAAAAGAAAAATGAATCTAAAATTAAACTTGAAAGAGGCTAATCGTTTATCTGAAACTGAAAAACAAGCCAAAATTGCAGAAGATATTTTGAAAAAATATACCGAAGCTAAAGTATTAGGTTTAACAAATAAGAAAAATTTGGTTATCGAACACAAAGGTAGTCAAATCAAAATAACAACAAAAGGTGACATACTATAATGAATCTAATATATGTTAATGGTTTAGGACCTAACTACAAAGGCGATAACATATATGAATTCATATTTGGTAATGTAACAGATGTTTGGGGTGAAAATTGGGAATCAAAACCTTGTAATGGAAATCCCTTACCACCAAACATCGAAAATGTAAAAAAGGTTGGAGTTCTAAAACAAAGTGACACACAATTTACTTTGATACAGGACTCCGATTTCTTTTCTATGGAAGATGCGATGGATAATGTAATTGCTCTTGCATGGGAAACAGAAACAGAAGAATCCGATTTCTCAAGAAGAAAAAGATTAGTTTTTCATTTTGGCGAATCAGAACAATCGGTTAAGGATAAACTCTACGAACAAGACATTGTATTAGAATTTGAAAAAAAAGTTGTCTATGAAAAATAAAATAATTAAATTGGTTAAAGAAGGTTTCTCAGTTCAAACTTTATCAAAGATGAATGAATCTCAGATTAATACTCTTTATAAAAGAATCATTGTTGAACAAACTAGTGGTATTCAGAAAAAAGAGTTGAGGGGAACTGAATACACAATTCCGAGAAATGTCGCCCAATCAACTGGCGCTAACATAGGAAATATGGATATTACTCAAACTTCGACAGGAGATGTTAAAGTTTTACAAAAATCTGGTAGAGAAAAAGAACTAGGGGAAGAAAAAAAGAAAAAGGGTAAGAATCCTTGGGCTATTTGCACCGCTACTATGGGTAAAGAATTCGGAACAACTGAAAGAAGTGATTGGTCAAAATCACAAATGAAAAAATATGAAAAATGTGTTTTAGGTGTAAAAGAAAAAATTGAAGAGGGTTATGATCCACAAGAATATTTCTTAGAAGAACAAATTATGGAACTTATTGAATCTGAAATGAAACCTAAAATGAATAAAAGAGATTTTCTAAATAAGGTATATAGTTCTTCTATTACAGAGTCAGAAGATGCTCCAGTAAAAACACCAACCAAACCAAAGACTCCAACTAAACCTGGTAAACCTGATACCCCATTTAAACCAAAACACAAACCGAAACCAAAGGCGGAAAAAAATGAAACATCAGTTTCTGAGGCTGAGGAGGCACCTGTTAAATCACCACCAAAACCTAAGACACCTGTAAAACCTGGTAAACCAGATACACCTTTTAAACCTAAACATAAACCAAAACCAAAGGCTGAAAAATCAGACATACCCACTTGGTTTACTTGGGATGAATTGGGAATTAATTTAAAATAAAGTTATGGCAAAGAAAAAACTACAAGAAGCACCAATTGATTATGGTGATAGTCCAGAAAGAATGGATCCTGAACTCGAAAGAAAATTGGGTTCAAGCCAAACATCTTACGGTAAAGACTATCCTGGTTTTCCTAAATTAAAACCAACTGCTAAATTCAGAAATTTTGAAGAGATTGTTGCATCGAAAAGATTCAAAGATGTTGTCGATAAAGTAAAACATTATACTGGCGTTCGTTCCATTCAAGGAATGGGTGCTTTACAACAATTAATGATGGCGATGATGCAAGCCTTTAATAATGTGGTAAGAGTTGAAAAAAGAAACAAAGCTGCTTTAGAAAGACTTGCAATTGATTTGGTAATAAAGGAGATGGGTATACCAAAAGATGCTTTTCAATATGATGTTAAACTTATTGGTAGAGAAGAAATTGATATGAGTCAAATGGCCAAAAAGCCAGAAGAAGAACCTGATGAGGAAGAAATAGAACAACAGTTTGGTGTTAACCCAACTGAAGAGATGGAAGATTTTATGTCCGCGATGGATAACTTCGATTTAGAGAAGGCCAAAAGAAGATTTATAAATGCACTTATACAGGGATCTGCTAAAAAGAGTCACTATATGTTTGTTTTAGTTCAGGATGAATTAGAAAGATTAGATCCGAACTTGGTTAAAAATTATGGTATTTTGATGTCAGTTAATGATCTTTTATATTGGATGTTACCTGATCAAATGTTGATGGGTGCTGCTGAAGGTGGTGAAATGGGTGGAGGAACAGAAGAATTAGATCCTGAAACTGATCCACCAACAATTAAAGTTAGAGCGGTATCATTCCCAATATTAATACACGAATTGGTCAAAGGTGTTATGGAGGCAGTAGGTAGTCAAGGATTACCTGACGACCCAAGAGCTGCAGAAATGGTAATGGGTCAAACAGATACTTTACCTGCAGAAATTTGGGATTTAAGAATTGGTCCAGTTCTTTGGGAAAAATTCACTGATACATATCCTGACGAGGTTTTTGAAGAAGATCAAAGACACATACAAAGTTATTTGTTTTCAAGATTCTCAAAACTAAACGCTCAAGAGTTCTTAGCTGTCGCTAAAAAGATAATGAGAGGTGATGCTGAAGGTAAATCATTCATACAAAGAATGATTACTGAAATTATTACCGATCTTAAAAAAAATAACAAGAAAGAATTAGGTTTTGATTCTGAAGATGAGGATGAAGATGATAATGACGATCTTCAACCAAGATAAAATATAAATTAATTCTAATGTCTTCTTTGACAAGAGAGCAAGTTCTTCTTGAGTATGTTAAGTGTCAAAAGGATACTCCTTATGCTTTTCGAACTTACTTACAAACATACGATCAAACCGCATCAAAGTTTGTTCCGTTAGAATTATTTACCGATCAGATTAATCTATTAAAAGATTACGAAAATTTCGAAGAGAACATCGCTTTGAAATATAGACAGGCTGGCGTATCAACAGTAACTGCGGCTTGGATATCAAAAAAATTGGCTTTTGCCTCCAAAACTAAGCCTGAGAAAATATTGATAATTGCCAATAAACTTGACACCGCTCAAGAAATGGCAAACAAAATTAGGGCTTTTGTAGGACAATGGCCTTCTTGGTTAGGTGTTGATTTTTCTGATGAAAAAAATTCACAAAGACATTATAAATTAAATAATGGTTGTGAGGTTAAAGCTGTTGCTACATCTAAAGACGCTTTAAGGGGATATACACCAACTATATTGGTTTTTGATGAAGCGGCATATATTGAAGCTGATGGAGATTTTTGGGCGGCTTGTATGGCATCATTATCCACAGGTGGTAAAGTAATTGTGGTATCAACACCGAACGGATTTGATCCGATTTATTATGACATATATGCTCAGGCTTTGAAGGGTATGAACCAATTTAAAGTTTCAGAAATGTTTTGGTATAGAGATCCAAGATATTCTAAAGATTTATATTTTGTTGAAACTGACGACATTGTTCATTTTTTACTCAATAGAGAAGAATATTCACAAGATAGAATTAAAACTTTTGACTACTTAGAGTTCGACATTGGTCGTGATCTTAGAATAAAAGAAATGATGTCTTTAGGTTACAAACCATCTTCCCCTTGGTATGAAAAAATGGTTAAAAAACTTAAGTTTGATAAAAGAAAGATAAATCAAGAACTTGAGTGTCAGTTTTTAGGATCAGGTGATAATGTATTTGATTCAAACTTGATGACCAAAATTCACGAAAATATGATTAAAGAACCGAGTAATAAAATGATGTCAGGTTCTTTATGGATTTGGGATGAGCCTGTTATGGGTCACAAATATGTGATGGGTATTGATGCAAGTCGTGGAGACAGTGAAGATTTCTCATCATTTCAAATAATCGATTTTGATGAACGAAAACAGGTATGTGAATATCTTGGTAAGGTTCCTCCTGATATACTAGCTGAGATCTGTTTTAAATGGGGTAATATGTATAATGCGTTTGCGGTAATTGATATTACAGGAGGAATGGGTGTTGCAACATCAAGAAAGATGCAAGAATTAGGTTATAGGAGTCTTTATGTTGATGGAATAGACTATATGAATAAATGGAAATGGGATCCAAAATCAATTGAGAAAATACCAGGAATCAATTTCAATTCAAAAAGAGTTCAAATAATTGCCGCCTACGAGGAGGCTTTGCGTCACGGATTTACGGTTAGGAGTAATAGACTTTATAATGAAATGAATACTTTCATTTACATAAATGGAAGACCAGATCACCAAAAAGGGCAACACGATGATTTAATTATGGCAATTTCAATGGCTTGTTATGTTGCTGAAGCTTCATTTACAAATCTTACAAAAGTAACAGAACAAACCAAATCTATGATTGATGCTTGGACTGTTCAAACTAATGACAATTATCAAAAACAATCAAACTTTAATCCTGTAGTTCCAAATCATTCTGCTAAATCAAAAGATTCAATATACTCTAACAACCCAACCAAAAATGACTATCAAAACTATTTATGGTTGTTCGGAGGTAAAAGATAACTTTAATTTCTGAATTGATAGTTTAGATTTAAAATATGGAAAATAACGACAAAAATTTAACGGTTTGGCAAAGATTATCGAGAGCTTTTGGACCTAACTCTCTACTTAATCAAGACTATCCTGTTTATAAATTCGATAAAACCGAATTACTTAAAACAACAAGTAAACCGGAATACGAAAAGGAAAAGTTACAAGCACAACAAACTTTATATATTGCAAACCAGTGGACAAAGATCGAAAACAATCTTTATACACAAGCGGTATACTATGAACCAACAAGGTTAGCGTCTTTTTATGATTTTGAAAGTATGGAGTTTACTCCCGAGATATCCGCAGCTTTAGATATATTCGCAGAAGAATCCACAACACCAAATGAAGATGGATTTATGTTACAAATCTACTCTGAATCAAAAAGAATAAAAGCTGTTTTGGCGGATTTGTTTAACAATAAATTAGATATTAATACAAATCTCCCAATGTGGACAAGAAACACCTGTAAGTATGGTGATAATTTTGTCTTTTTAAAACTTGACCCTGAAAAAGGAATTGTGGGTTGTATGCAATTACCAAACATTGAAATTGAAAGATTGGAAAGAGGTATGGGTGCAAGAGCGGCAAAAATGGAAGAAGATCCAAAAAATAGAGGATTGAAATTTTTGTGGAAACAAAAAGATATGGAATTTCATACTTGGGAAATGGCGCATTTTAGATTATTGGGTGACGATAGAAAATTACCATATGGAACATCTATATTAGAAAAAGCGAGAAGAATTTGGAAACAACTATTATTAGCGGAAGATGCTATGTTGATTTACAGAACATCAAGAGCTCCTGAGAGAAGAATTTTTAAAGTTTTTGTTGGTAATATGGATGATAAAGATGTTGAAGCGTATGTACAACGAGTTGCCAACAAATTTAAAAGAGATCAAACAACTGATCCAAAAACAGGTAATGTAGATTTGAGGTTCAATCAAATGGCTGTGGATCAGGACTACTTTATTCCTGTCAGAGATCCCGCAGCACCAAGTCCAATTGACACATTACCTGGAGCACAGAATTTATCAGAAATTGCGGATATTGAATATATACAAAAAAAATTATTAACAGCCATAAGAGTTCCAAAAGCGTTTTTGGGTTTTGAGGAAGTGGTTGGTGATGGAAAAAGTTTGGCGTTACAAGATATCAGATTTGCTCGAACTATTAATAAAATACAAAATAGTATGTTACAAGAATTGAATAAGATTGCAATTATTCATTTGTTTTTATTAGGGTTTGAGGACGAGTTAGATAACTTCACATTGTCTTTGACTAATCCATCATCTCAGGCAGATCTTTTGAAGATCGATGTTTGGAAAGAAAAAATGTTGTTGTATAAAGATGCTGTAACACCAATAGAGAATCTTGCTCCTGTATCCGCTTCTTGGGCGAAGAAACATATTTTAGGATTCTCTGATGATGAAATAAAACTTGATATCCAACAACAAAGAATTGAAAGAGCGGTCGCCAAAGAATTGGAATTGACTCCTGAGATTATTAAGAAAACAGGTCTATTTGATAATATTGATAGAATATATGGTAAGATTACAGGAACTACCGAAGGTGTTACTGCAACCCCACCTGAACCTCCGATGGGTGGTGAAATGCCAGGTATGGAACCTCCGATGGGTGGTGAAGCTCCTCCTGCAGGGGGTGAATCACCACCTGAAGCGGGTGTTACTCCCGAATCTATTAAAGATGATAATGTCAATATACTATTAGAAAAAGACGAACATAATCAAGAAAAGTATTTAAATCTTACCAAAGCAAAAAAGTCTATGGGTGAAATTGAACAAGAGTTGAAAAAACTGTTGGGGGATTGATATTTATAAATTAAAAAGATGAAAAATTTCGGAATTATAAAATCTAAGATAGAAAAAATTTTGGTAGACTCATATCAAAATAAAACCATTAAAGAATCTTTTGGAAAATTTAGAGAATTGGTTCTACAAGATAAAAACTTAGTGTCAATGTTTTATTTGTACGATCAGTTATCGTCAAAAAATGGTATCAATAAAGATATTGCGAACGATTATATTAATGAGTGTATAGAAAAATTTGAGTCAATCAAATTATCAAAAGATAAAATTAATTCATTAAATGAATGGATATCATCAGTGACAACTGAAAATTTATATGAAAATGTAGATAAGTTATTTGATGATAATATCCTAAATATTGAATCAAAAGTTAAAAGTAAAAAAGTAGTATTTGAAACAATAACTTCAAAACAAACAACTGAAAAAGAAATAATTAATATTCCTTTAAAAACATCTTTGAGTATTGCAAACCAATCAATGTATAATTTTATACAAGATTTAACTGAAAGTGAAAAGAAGGAATTTTTAGAAGTTGCTCAAATGGATTCCAAAAAACTATACGAGGAGTACGAGTCCTTGAAGAATATGACCATAAAAAAATTAGAAGATTTAATGGAATCAGATCAAGAAGATGGAATTAAAACTAAACTTCAGGAAACCGTAAACAAAATTAAGAATGATAATATTGATAAATTAAACTACTATCGTTTAAGAAAATTAAACGAAACTATTTAATCATTATTCTTTTTTTGTTGAATATATTTAGCCTTCTTTATTTGATTTCTTCTTGAAACGCTCTTTTTTTCAAACTCCTTTTTTTCAACAAGTTGTTGAGTTTGTTTTGTTTTAATAACCTTACTCTTTAAAGTTTTTAACGCTTTTTCAATGTTTTTGTCAATTTTTACAATTATCATTTGTTTTTGATTTTCTACTTTAAATATATTATATTTTAGAAAAATAATAAACTCGAAGAACATGCAAATTTATGAAAAAAGGAAAAACAATCCGAATAAATGGATTGAAAAAAATAAAAGCGATTTACGGATCAGTGGATGCAAAGAATTTAAAATCAATTTATTTAAACATACAAACTTGGGTTGACCCAAAAATTGATATGGTAGAGGGGTGGGAAAGAGTAATATCAAATCTATCAAGACAAATAAAACATACAATATACGACATTATTAATAAAACATTTTTTGAAGATAAATTTATACTTGATTTAGACCTGAGAAGCAGTGGAATACAATATGGAAAGAAATCTTTTTTAAATTTAGAAATAACATTTTTTGTTAAAGAACAAGTATCATTTAAATCAAATATCTTAAAAGGTGAGATGAAAAAAATAACACAAATATTATTTTCTGAAAATTTCAAAGATAACAAATACTTTGATTTTAATATAACAAAGAAATCAGAAATCGTTTTAATTTGAAAAACTAATAAACTAGACTATTTATATTTGATTAATTGTTTTCAGATATGAATAATTTAAGAATATTAGGACCAAATGATTTAGGTAAAGGAATTCTCATCGAGTATGATGCAGGACATATCAATCCAAATGATGAATTTAATAGAAATATATTAAAGGAAAATAAAAATCTTTTGGATCATTCAAAACCATTTGAGTTCTATGCGGTTCTACAAAAATACAATGTTCCAAATAGAAATGGTAGAATATATCCTGAGAAGATTTTAAAAAGAGAATCTGAAAATTATAAGAAACTTATTAATAAAGGGGTATCTCTAAGTGAACTTAATCACCCCGAAAGTTCTTTGATTGACCTTGATAGAGTCTCACATATTATAACGGATATTTGGTGGGATAAAAATGTATTGTTGGGAAAACTAAGACTTTTAACTTCACCTGGTTTTCACGAAAGAGGTGTAATATCTTGTAAGGGTGATCAGGCGGCTAATTTACTTAGATTAGGTGTAACTTTGGGTATATCTTCAAGAGGAGTTGGGTCTTTAAAAAAGGTAGGAGAACAAAATGAAGTTCAAGACGATTTTGAATTGATATGTTTTGACTTAGTATCTTCACCTTCGACGCCAGGTGCATATCTTTTCTTAGACTCAGATGACAGATTCAAATATGAAGAGAATTTGGAGGATGAGAATAAGATGAAAATACAAAGAGAAATGAAAGAGTCTGGTAGTAAATCTGTGGATTTAATGAGAAGACTTTCTGACTATTTGGGAAAATAAGTTGACATTATCGTTTGTAATATTTAATTTTTAATAAAAAAGTTATGGACGAAAAGTATTTTATCGCAAAAATTATGTACAACATGCCTGACGAAGAATCAGGAAAAATTAAAAAAATCAGGGAAGAAAAATTGGTTAAAGGTTATTCAGTGACTGATGTTGAGGCTAAGGTTACAAAGAAATATGAAGGGTTTTCACAAGAATGGAGAATCACTTCAGTTTCTGAAAGTAAAATCGATGAAGTAATTAACTGATATTAGTAGTTGGTGTTTGTAAAGATCCGAGAGAAATCTCGGATTTTTTTTTGATTTTAAGTGTAAAAATTAAATTTTTATTAATACTCATATATTTATAAAAAAAAATATATCCTAATATGGAAAAAAAATCAATCGTGGAAGAAGCTTTACTTTCGATGAAAAACTTGGAAGAAGCTGTCTCGGAAAATGCAAAAGGAATACTTGCTTCAACAATGAAGGAAGAAATCAAAGATCTGGTAAAAGAATCTCTCCAAGAACAATCTGATGAAGATGAGGATGAGGTTGAGGATATCGAAGTATCGAATGATGATACTGAGGTAGATTTTGGATCTGAAGAATCTGATGATGAGTCTGAAGATGAAATGGAAATGGATGTTGACACAATGTCAATGGATATGGATATGGAAGATGATGATGAAATGGATATGGATTCTGAGGAAGATGAAATGGAACCAATAGATCTAACCAATGCTTCTGACGAAGAAATTCTCAAAGTATTTAAAGCTATGGGTGATGAGGATGGTATCATTGTTAAAAAAGATGATAACAGACTTCACTTAGAAGATGAAAATGCGGATGTAGAATACCTAATCGATTTGGGTGAATCTGAAGAAGAAAAAATGAATGAAGAAGATGACGATGAGTTATACTCAGATGCCATCAATAAAATATTTGAAAAAGATGTTAATAGCATGGATGAAGATATGAATTTAGAGGGGGATTACAACGAGACCGAAGAGGGTATGTCCTACGAAGGTGAACAAGATGAGGTTGTTTATGAAATAAGTTTAGATGATGATGTAGATATGGCCCCTGAAGGAGAATATCTCGAAATGAATGATCTTGAAGAAACTATGGAAATGACTCAGGATGAACCATCTGAAGATTATGATTATACAGAATCTTATAAAATGGAAACCAAAGAAGGTAAAATGTCAGTTAAACCAAAAGGTGTTGGTATGGGTAAACCTAAGTTTACTTATAAGAAATCACAAGGTGGTTTTGACGAAAATAAAAAACATGCAAATCCTACAAAAGGAACTGGTAAACCAAAATTCGAATTCAAAGAGGGTGAAATGGCAGATATTAAAAAGTCAGACAAAAAGGCTGAAACAAAAGAAGCTGCTAGAACTTTGGGTAATGGAAAATACTTTAGAAAAGGTGGTCTTCCAAAACCAAGATCTCATTCTAAATTTAACGCTAACATTGAAGAAAGCGTTAATCAATACGAAGAACAACTTAGAGTTCTTAGAGAAAAGAATGAAGAGTATAGAAAGGCTCTCAATATCTTCAGAGAAAAGTTGAATGAAGTTGCTGTTTTCAATTCTAACTTAGCTTACGCAACAAGATTGTTCACAGAACATTCAACAACAAAACAAGAAAAAATAAACATTCTTAGAAGATTTGATGGTGTTGAGTCATTAAAAGAATCTAAGGGCCTTTATCGGACTATAAAGGAAGAATTAGGTGATCAACCATCTAAAGTTGTTACTGAATCAATTACTAACAAAATTGAAAGAGAAGTTTCTTCAGGAAGCGCAACTAATTTGATTGAATCTAAAACTTATGAAAATCCTCAATTTATGAGAATGAAGGATCTTATGTCCAAACTAATAAAATAAACATAAAACTAAAAAACTAATAAAATGGGAGTATTACTCGAAAGTGGATTAGTGGGTAACATCGGTCTTAAGCACCTTAAAGTTATCAAAGAAGACACTATAAACAAATGGGACAAATTAGGCTTTCTCGAAGGTCTAAGAGGTCATTTAAAAGAAAATGTTGCTCAGTTGTATGAAAACCAAGCATCACATTTAATAAACGAAGCTACTGGTGAAGGTTCAAACGGAGCTTTCGAAACAGTTGTGTTCCCTATCATCAGAAGGGTATTCTCTAAGCTTTTAGCTAATGAGATCGTTTCTGTACAGGCTATGAACCTTCCTATCGGAAAGTTATTCTATTTCGTTCCTCGTATCCAAGGATACACAGGATCTTCAACTTATGCTTCAGGTGATCATTACGCACCTGTAGGTTCTCCTGGAAATTATCCTGGTGACCCTAATGCTGGATATCCTGATAACTCAAATGCTTATAAGAAAAACTTGTATGATTTGTTTTATGAAGGAAATGAACCAGGTCTTGATCCTGAAGGTTTATTCGACTATTCAAAAGGTCGTTGGTCAGCAATTCAGGCTACTGTTGTAACTGTTGCTTGGGATGGTGGATCTTTAATTCCATCAGGTTATAGCTCAGGTGTTTCTGGTAACTACAGAAAAGTTATTGTTAGTATGTGTGGATTCTCATCTACAGGTGCAGGTAAACTTATCGGACCTGATGGTCAAGAAATGGATAGTGAAGCTTTCCTTTCTGGTCTTAAAGTATTCCCCGCCGCTGGTGGAGCCCCTCAACTCTTCAGAGTTGTTACTCAGAAATACGGTAAAGGTATCGTAGAATATGGAACAACAACACAAACTGTATGGCCTGGCACTCAAACCGGTGGAGGTAATGGTGGTTCTTTCTACAACATTTGTTCACCAACTGGTTGTATCTATCTTGAGATAGATCTTCAAGTACCAGTATGTATCGACTGTGGTGCCGAGTCTTTGGATGGCTACACAGGATCAACATTCTCATCTACTTCTGCTGACAACCAAGCGTTCGTTGCTTACTACAGAAGATATGAAGAACTTGAGTTCGAAGACAAGATTGGTGAAGTATCTTTCGATCTTGAGTCTGTAACAGTTTCTGTTACTGAAAGAAAACTTAGAGCACAATGGTCTCCTGAACTCGCTCAGGACGTTGCGGCATTCCACAACATTGATGCAGAAGCTGAGCTTACCGCTCTTCTTTCTGAACAAGTTGCTGCTGAAATTGACCGTGAAATCCTCCGCGATCTTAGAAAGGGTGCCGCTTGGACTCTACGTTGGGACTACAATGGTTGGAAGAGATTTACCAATGGTACTACTCCTTACACTCAGAAGGATTGGAACCAAACTCTTATCACAACAATCAACCAAATCTCTGCTCAAATCCACAAGTCTACCCTCCGTGGTGGTGCTAACTGGATTGTTGTATCGTCTGAGATCTCAGCTATCTTCGATGATTTGGAATACTTCCACGTATCGAACGCTTCACCTGAGCAAGACCAATACAATATGGGTATCGAAAGAATCGGTACTTTAGCTGGACGTTATCAAGTATATCGTGATCCTTACTTCCCACCTAACACTGTGTTACTTGGACATAAGGGTACTTCATTACTTGATACTGGTTACATTTACGCTCCGTATGTACCACTTCAGTTGACTCCGACAATGTATAACCCATTCAACTTTACCCCAATTAAGGGTATTATGACTCGTTACGCTAAGAAACTCGTTAACAACCGTTTCTATGGTCGTATCACAGTTGATGGTGTTCGCACATTTGACCTCAGAGAACTTCGTTAATCGATTGATCTCAATAAAAAAAAGGGACGAGAAATCGTCCCTTTTTTATTGCTTAATAATTTGTGTGAGGTGAACATTGTCTCTAAAGAGTCTTCCATTCCACCTCCAAGTTGGGATTGTTTCACCCCCAACCTGATGGTTTTTAATCACACACAAAGATATAATAAATTTTTTTAAAATTTTGTTTCCAAAAATTCATCTGTATCTGAACTTTCTATATTCTGATTGTGTGAGAGTTCTACCGTATTTTCCTCATCATTTGGATAAAAATAAAAATATCCTGATGATCCTTCATTAATTTCCCAACCCCCGTGATGATTTTCCAATTCATTGTAACACCAATCTTCCAAAAGTCCTTCTAAATCACTAATATCTTTTCCTGAAGGTATTGTTGACCAATCTTCTATTCCTCCACTATCTCCTGAACCATCATAAGCAACATTAAGTTGTTTTATATTTCTTTGTTTCATTAGGTCAATTGCGGTCATTACATTTTCATTATCAGATATTTCTTCTAATGACCAACTATTTCCAAATGATTCGGTGTCATTATAATACCCAACAATCTCAATATCAAAAGTTCTTTCTTCAACTTTAATATTGAAATAAATATTATATCTGTTTTCACTATCTAAATCATCATTAATATAATTTTCAAAGATTTCTACACAAAATGTTCTGAATTTTTCTGTTATTGGACATTGTATTTCAGATCTCCAATCACTTGTATAAAAATTTTTTTGGTCCCAATATACATCCCCATATCCAGATTCTATTTCAAAACGACCATCTTTTTTTCCGTAACTTTTAAGGTGCATCGAGGTTATCAATAAAAGTCTTTTTTGTTCATTAGTTAATTCCATAGTTTTATTTTATAAATATATCAATCATCAACTTCGAGTTTTAAAGTTCTTAGAACCCAATGAGGTTTTTCGTGATTTTGAAGAACTTCAATCCAATCTTTGGCCGATGGTATCACATTATTGCAATCTTCTTTAACATGCTGTTCTCCAACATAACGAGTATATACAACTTTACCATCACTATTGGTAAAGGATGATCCAAACTTCTTCTCACACTCGAATATACCCTCGCTGTGATGACGAAACGCTCTATGTAGGGAATGACCTACCCAAGCCTTAGTTTCGTCGAACCAGTTGTGTATTTCGATGTAATCGTCTACTTTACCTCCGAACTTCTTTACAGAGGATTTAGCGTGTTGTATCGGGTGTGCCATCTTCTATATTTTGTTTTTCTTTGGAGATAGTTCTAATACATTTTGCCAATAGTTCTGCTTCACCCAAAGTGAAAGCTCCTCTTGAATTACAGAATTTAACCGCCTCAACAAGACAATATAATGATGAGTTTGAATCTAATGTCTGTAAAAATAGCTCCAAATGTTCTTCAGATGTAAACTGAAGAGATCCTAACATTTGAAAAGGTGTGTTCTTTGTTTGATTGTTTTCCATATTTTAATAATAATAAAAAAAATAACAAAAGGAAAATATTGAATATTTATGTGTATGGGAAAGAGAATTTTTGTTTCTGAGTCTGAAAAAAACACCATATTAAAACTTCATAATTTATTGGAAGCAGATACTACGGTAAGTGCTGGTGAATATACAGGACCAATTGAATTGAAAATTAAAGATTGGCATGAAAATTCTTTAGCCCCTTTTGTTGAAAAGTCTCATATTGAAAAATCTGAAGATAACTTGGATGGAAATATTAATAAAGAAGTTGGTGTGTGGGAATTAGATACACAATGGAAAAAAACAAAAAAGAATTTACCAAAAAAGAAAAAACAAAAGGTTAATGAGGATTTGGCGGTTTGGTTCGGAACAAAAAAGAAACCAAAAGGTAGTAAACAACCTAAAGGTCCTTGGGTTAATATTTGTAGAAAAGTTGAAGGTAAACACCCCCCTTGTGGTAGATCGGAATCAAAACCTGGTTCATACCCAAAATGTAGAGCTGCAGGAGTTGCCGGCAAAATGACAGACTCTCAAAAAAAATCTGCGTGTCAACAAAAAAGAAGGGCTGAGAAGAAAGAACCAAAAGTAGGAAAAGGTAACAAACCTACAATGGTTTCTTACAAACCAAAAAAGAAAAAAACAAATGAATCAAATTTGGATAACAAAATCCTTATGATTCTTGAATCTTTTTTAAGAAAGTGATTGATCTGTTTTAAGTCCCTCAAGTATTTTGTGTAGAGAATAATCAATTTGTGATTTTATTTGATCTTCATATTCAGACCTTCTCCTTTCACATTCATTATCATATACAAACATTAACTTTTCCCAATCCCTATTACTAAGGAATACTGAATAATTATAGACGTGATTAATTATGTTAATGTGTCTGTCTTGAAGAACAACAAACATATGAAGTCGACTGTTTGTGATATACCTTTTTCCTGAAATTGGGGCTAAAAGAAGTTGTGTATCTTTTTGATTAATAAGTTTTCGGCAAATTGCCATACAAGTTCTTCTGTATTCTAATTCTTCTTGTATTTCATTTAATTGGGATTTTCTAACATTGATTTTAAATTTTGCGTATTGACGCTTGAAAAATCGTTTTATCCAACTATCCAGTTCCATTAACTTTTTTGTTACAAATATAACAAAATAAACTTAGGAATCAAACTAACAATAAGGTGGTGAACATCTTTTTTTTCCATCTAAACCTTTCATTCTACCTTGGCAGACCTGAACGGCGAAGCCATTTGAATATGCTGAGGGATAAACCTTAAATTTTGCTTTTGCCGCGGCTTTACCTCTAGCACAAAGTTTAGTTCCTGATTTTTTCTTTCCTTCAGTCACTTCCATATTTTTGATACTATCATCTAATACTTCTGTTTTAGAAGTTGTTAAAAAATTATAAACTTCCTCAACATCATCTTTGGCGGTTGATATGTGATCAGCCGCCCAATCGTGGCCATCTTGTAAAATAGAATCTATTTCACTTTTACTCATCTGTAATAGACGACCTATTTGTTTGTGAATTTGTTTTAAGTTTTGAAAAAACATATAATATTGAGTTTCTTGTTCCATTCCACTTTGTTTGGGTAGAATCATATCATCATTATACGATTTCTCGTTAACTGATTTTCCTACAGAAAACATTTTACCAATAGGAAGGTCCATTTTAGAAGTTCCTACTAATTTACCCATCAATTCATTTATTTGTCTTTCTGATACAATATATTTTTTCATTTTTTTATTTTAACTAATTGTTTATCAATTTCACCTTTTTTATTTGGTACAGGTATTTTATCGGCCCCTTTTTCTGCCAATTTTATGATGTCATCAACCTGTACTTTTGGTAAAGTGTCTTGTTTTGAAATAAAACCTAAAGATGCGGTTATTCTTAATGATCCATCCGCTTGTGGTTTTATATCATCAACATTTACATCTATACCTGACTTTTGAAGTTTGTATTTATATCCTGCAATAATAACCGCTCCTTCATCTGCTAATTTTACAGACTGCTCATTTACAATCTTTTTTATCAAACTTACGAGTTCACTTTCTTTCAAAACGATCTTCTTCATTTCTTATTAACTATTTGAAACTTCAGTGTCCTTTTATAGGTATCAACCTGGCCGGAGATATTAACTTTAAAGTCTATAAAATACTCATTTGGAATTTTATCCGTAGTATCGAACATAAAATAATACTCGTTAGGTGTTTTATTTATTATTGTCCAATTTTGAACTTGAACTTCTGTCTGTCCTTCACGAACATATATTCTATAATAAGCCTCTATTTTGTTTAAAGGTTGATTTGATGTATAAGCTTTTTTGATCATAACACCTACTTTTCTGATGTCTGTATTCAATATCTTCTCATCTTGGTGTATACCATATATGTCAAAACCAAACAACTCAGGATCCTTTGTATTTGTTCCTATTTGAATGCTTTTTGAGTATGGGTAAAGTGTGAAGTCATTTGTAATATTACCCAAAGTAACCCCATCTAATATTATATTAGACCATCTGTCGTATAATTGACATAGATTTGTATATCCTGTGATTGGGGGTATTTCTATTTCATATATTCCTTTTGTTCTTGTACAAGATGTTAGACCACTCAATCCATTTACGACCAAATTATTAGTATCAAATATTGTAACCAAAGGGTTTTGATCCAAGTTAACAGGAACCCCATTATCATAAACATATAGATATAGTTTGTTTGTTCTACCCAAAGTGAACAGGTTTCTATCGTCTCTAACTGAATCATCATACTCTGTTAACAAATATGGTTCATAAAATGTTTGAGTGTGTCTTGAAAAGAAATATACTGAATACCCTGCGGTTTTACCAGTAATGTTTTCAACTTGAGGTTTATATGCAATTCCCCAACCTGTAACACCCGTTAAAGTTCCGTCCAATATTGAGTTTATTTCATTTGTCATATCAAATTCAATATCTTCATTACCAAATTCGAAGTGTTGTGTATCAATAATTGTTAAAGCCGAATAATGAACGGCGTTTCCTGTCATTGAATTTGTGTTGTCGTAAATTCCCTCAGTTCCCCAAGTGTCTATTGTTGTTGTCTGATACCAATTTGAAGGTCTATCTGAGAATGAACGATCATTTGGTATTCCATCAGTCTTCAAATAAGCGTAAGGAGAATTAAGAGTTTTATCAACATCATAATAATCATACCCAACACCCTCGTCCCATATCTGTGGATCACCAGTATTTCCCGATGTTAGGGGAATTCTAAATAAAATTAAGTCAAAAGAAGTTGCTCTTATATTTCCTAATGAATCTGTTGCATTTAAAGTATTAGGATCAAAAAAACAGGTGTTTCTCATTAATAAAGTGTGGGTAACTCCTGTTGAGCATTCTAAACTTATAATTTTCTCATTATATTTTTCTTGTAATTTAGATAAATCTAAATCAAATATAAATCTAGAGAAACCTGGAATCCAAACATCATATATAGAACTACCATAATATAGTTGTGTATATGGAGATCTTCCTGTGTTTGTATACCTATCAGATAGTATAGTGTTATTCCTACTGAAAAAGGATTGATGAATTGACATTTAAGTTTTCTTTATAAATATCAATTAATTCGAATATTCTGATTTAAAATGGTATTAGGGGCATTAAACAATTTTGACATAATATCTGCCGAGTTTGTTCCGTCAGTTGCAACTGGAACAGGGGGCATTCCGTGATACGGATGTACATGCGCCAGCATAAATTTAACAATTACATTCAAAAGATCAATTAATTGTTCACCTCTTACCATTGAATTTGTGTCTGTTTGAATTTGAGAAAACTTCTCAACGGGTATTCCATATAATGTTTCGTTTAAATTAATTTTTTGTTTATTAGGTATTTGAGAATTGTGAGATAATAGATATAAAAAATCACTACCCATAACACCAAATGAAACATTTTCCGAAACATACTCAGAGGGGGTATATTCACTTACAGTAGGTTTTTTTGTTTGGTTTGTTGTATTCTGTTTAAAAACAATAATACAACCTACTTTGTTATCACCATTTATTTTAATGTCAGATATGAAGTTTTGTATTGTATCTTTTTGTAAAGAATTATTTGGATCTGTGTCATATGCAAACCTATATGATAAAGAATTAGGTCTTACCGCGAAAGGATATCTATCATTTGGTGAATTGAATATGTCATATGATGGTATGTTTATTTTACCACTATCAAATCCTCTAATAAAAGTGTTTATAAGTGAAACGGTATCATTATAAGTAACACCAATAAAAGTAATTGAGTATATTGGTGCGGATAAGAAATTATTAATTTCTGAGTTAATTTTTAAATTTGCAGTGTTTGTTGATAAATCAGGTTTAACACTATAGATTGTGATTATACCTGTATATGCATCAAAATTATTATCAGGGTTATATATAGCCCATTCTATGAGATATTTTACACTTTGAATTACATCTTCTAAAGCAAAAATTGTTTCTTTTTCTAAATCAACCTTTTTTTGTTTAAAGTTACTGAGTTGAACAAATGATCTTTTGTTATTTAATTTTGGTAATGTTTTTGGATTAAGTATTTCATCTTCATATTTTCCAGCTCGTAATAATACTTCATTTTCTTTTAAAATTAAATCCGCAGATCCTCTTCCTAGTAATGCATTGTCTCCTGGTTCGGGATAAATTCCTTTGGTTTTTATTGGATCGGTTAATTCTCCCTGTGGATTTTTTAACGGAACATTTGTTGAATCAATTTTCCCACTTAACATATAGTTTTGTACAGAAACACTTGTTTCCAAGTAACTTGACATTGGTGACGAAAAAGGTCCTTGTATATAGAATTGATTTTTGAATTTTGTGTTTCTGTCGTAATAAATGATATGAACAAATTCATCATTCTTAGGTGTTTGAAACATAAAATACGGTAATAGTGGTAAAAACAAAAACGGATCTTCTGATGACCATTGTTGTTTTACAGGTATATCATCAAAACAAGTATCACAAAATGCCTTTACAATCTTATCTCTTTCCTCATTCAATGGAACAGCTCTAATTCTACCTAACATCATAGGATCGTTTGAATTAATAACAGATCCTGGAAATATGATTTGTCTATCTCTATTAAACATTTTTTATTCTAT